ACCTGTATCATCCCCTAGAACAAATCTCGGCATTGCCAGAAGGTGTAAAATACCTTGAATCTGATACTGTCTTAGTTTTAGTTCAGCTCCATTAGGCAGGTGTGTGTTGAGTATTGAGCAAGGTGGGGGCTTTAAATCTTCTTTAGCCCGAATCTGCCTAAGCTTCTCAACTGTTTTCTTTATTCGTTCATCATCTAACATAGGTACTCCTTTATTTATAGAATACCTTTGTTATAAAATTATTGAACCTTAACCAAGAATAATCCCAAGTAAATCACTATAAAGGCTAGGTGTGTTGACCTTGTTATCATAAGATAATATCTCTAGTTGAATGATTGTAAGATTTAAGTCTCCAATTACATTGTAGAGCTTCGCCCAAACTTTAACAGATGAATCCTTATAGATGGAGATGAAGACCTTGCGGAGAATCTTGTATACTTCTCTCTTTTCTTCTCTCGTAGGTAGTCTGGAAGGCTTTTTTTCTCTGTGTATCTCATTAGAGATAGAGCCTAGAGTCTTAGCTTCAGAGCTAATGCTCACCAAAGAATGAGGTATTTGCCCTCTAGTCCACATATAAAGAGCTAGCTCTTCCACATACTTTGAATTGGACTCTTGTTCAATGATGTCATAAGACTTTAGAAGTGCTTCGCTCACGAATTGATCTAAAATCGAACCTACAAGCTGTGCTCTCTTTCTGTACATATTTTCTTCTTGTGGAGAGCTATATGCTTTCTTGGTTAGGTATTCTGAGGGCTTCTTGCTACATCTAGGGCTTTCAGGATTCTTATACTTACAGTAAATAGACCAAGCCACTGCTTTAGCCTTGCCCTCATCCTTTTCTTTCTGATTGTCTAATATCTCTTTGTATTTGTCATGAACATACTTGGGATCTTTTTTTCTTTTCTTTTTCTTCTTCTTTGCAGCAATCAAACCATAACCCATAGCAGTATCTCCTCTAATAGTTTCTTTATAAGCTTAATATAAATGAATTACAACTCAATCATAAATGGAGAAAGTTCAATGGGAAATACAGATAGAAACCCTAATGCTGGGGTGCAAGGCACTTCTTCTCTTTATAAATACAACTCAAGCCCTAACACTAGGGCTGTTATCTCTCAAAAAGTTCGTATTCTCACACCTGTGTATGGTGGTGATGAGGGTCTTCTTTATCAAATCGGTGTTGTAAACTCTTTTGATGCTGGCTCTAGTTCTAGGGATGTAACTGAGGTTAGAGGTATTGGTTTTGGTGATCAGATCGCAGAACTTGTACCTGGTGTGACAGGTGTTGTCTCTGTTAGTATGGAGAGAACCCTCCTATATCTATCAAATGGTCACCAAGCATTTGGTTATGCAGGTGGTGTAGATGGTCCTGTTCGTACACTCCAACAACATAGATGGCCTTTTGATATTGAGCAACAGATTGTTCTTTCTACTACTGCTGACCAAGAAGCAGAGGGTCTTACTTCTGAGGGTCTTAAAGACATTGACTTTAGTGCTCAAAATGCATCTGGTGGTGACCAATATAAAGATTCAAGTGGTAACCCTTCTCAAAAGCACAAAGCAATTATCACATACTTTGAGGCTTGCTGGCTTACAGAAGTTGCATTTGGTTCTATGACCACAGATGGTGGTATCATAGGTCAATCTTGCAGTGCTAGTGTTACAGATGTGCATGACCTTTACTCTACATATGGTGAGTTCATGGCTACAGGTAATGATCCTACATTGGGTCAAGGAGCTTCTATCATCTATTCTGGACTAGGTGGTAACTCACTTACAGTAGGTGCAGACAGAAACTTTGGTGGAGAGCAACCAGCTAACCCTGTTAATCCTGTTGTAGCAGCGGCAGCGGCTGCTCAAGTTCCTGCAAACCTTAATCTTCCCTAAGATTTAAGATTTAAAGTGGTACAATAGGGAAGCCGTTCCCTTAAAAAATACAGGATAATATAAAATATGAGCCTAAATCTATCTGAGTTAAAAGAACTCATGTCTCCTTTAACAGAGATGTGTAAAAAAGAAAAAACAATTAGCCTTGTTGGTACTTCTGTCACTCTTAGAATATTAACACCTATTGAAGAGACAGAAGTTCAAAAGCTTCTTCCAGACATTACAGAAGATGCTTCTTTTGCTATGGAGTTTGCAGATGTCTTTAGACGAGAAACCTTGTCTAGGGCTATTGTTCAAGTAAACTCTATGGACTTAAGAAACCTTAAAGACCTAGAGACTGGAGAAAAAACAGCTTCTGGTGTTCCTATTAAGATCTCTCGACAAGAAGCTGTTTTGAAGATCATAGAAAGTTGGAGTCGGCCTGTTATCTCTAAAATCTTTGAAGCTTATACTACACTCTCTGAAGAAATCGAATCCGAGATGGATGAGTCTTTAAAGTTAAATGTTGAAGATACTGAAGCTACTTCTGAGCAACTCAAGCAAAGAGCTGAAGAAATTGTTCGAGCACAAAATCTAGACTCTATTTCAGAAGATTCCAATGAGCAAACTGTTTTATGATGACTTATATTACTACATATCCACTGGTGGGCAGGGGTTGGTTCTAACCTGCAAAGGTTCTAAATACTCTTTCAGAGTACCTAATCCAGAAGACTACTCCAGAAGTCTGAATTACAGTGATGTAGGTAGTGATCAAGAAGATTTCTTACTTGCTGTTTGCTTAGAATCCATTGCAGGTTTTGAGATACCTCAATCCCTCAATTATTCTTTTCTCAAAGAGATTAAGGCATGTCCTAAAATCAAAAGAAGGATTATGCCTCACTTTTGGAAAGTTGTAGAAAAACACAGCGAGCTATCTACCTTTTTTGAAGCTTTTTGCTACACCTCAACCTCAAGGTATCTCTGGAGAAGGTGGAATCACTCAATCAAATTTGGGTTTAAGATGCCATATAAAAATGAACTTAGTGAAATCCATATGCAGTGGATAAGCTTTAACGAAGTTGAAGATAGAAAAGAACAAGTCGAGGATGCATGGAGTCGAACTTTCTTTGAAGCATCTGCTATGAACCCTAAAGGGGTTAAGAAAGTACAAAAAGATTGGGAACAAAGAAGAGATAAAGAAGAAAAGTATAGAGAAGAGGTCTTAAAAAAAGCTGAACAAGGCATCGCAATTCAAAGAGAAGATGCAGAATCTAAAATCACTGAGGATATGCAAAAAGAGTACTATAACTGGGTTGAGGGTGTTGAAGACGAACACGATATTAAAATCAGAGAATACAAAGAAAAGCTAAATGAGTTTCTTAGGAATGGTCGGAAGTTTGTTTCTAACCAAGAAAGCCAATACCAAGAGATGAAAGACAACCTGAATAGTTTATCTATGGTTTCACCTCTTAGAGCTTTCTCTGATACCGAGATTGATCAGATTGTTAAATCTAAAAAAGCTGTTCAGGTCAACGAGGGAGAAGAATATGATATGCTTCTTTCTAATAAGTATCTGAACGCAAGAGAACTTGTTAAATCCGAAAACACTTCTCTCATGGATAAAGTCTCAAACAGGAAACTACCCACAATTTAAAGAAGGTACTTATGGCTACAGACTACACAAAGCTTTTTGAATCCTTAGATAAAGCTGCAAAGACAGATGTCTTTAAGAAATCTGTAGACTCCATGAAAGAAGCTGCAGAGATTGCTGGTGAAATCAGAGATCTTCAAAGCAAAGCATCAGATCGAAATAACGAAGCCCAAACTAGAATGTTAAAAGGCTTTGGGGATAGCTTAGATAGCCAGCTTAAATTGATGATGAATCAGGTCGACAAGTTTCAGAAAATGTCCAAAAAAGCAAAAAGGGAGGGTGACGAGGTGGCATTAAACGCTGCCAAAGCACAACTTGCTAGTGTGACCTCATCTTTTAAGACCATTGCAGATAGGCAAAAACAAAGCAAAAAAGAAATTGTCGAATATAATAAGTTGCTTGAGAAATCAAGCCAAGCATATATGCAAGATCTTGAAGACAGAAAAGCAAAAGTTGAAGAACTTGGTAAAGCTGGTTATATCTTTGAAGAAAAATTAATGGGCTCTCTTAACAAAGGGATGGATCTCTTAGAGAGTAAAGTTAGCGACCTCTCTGATCTACCTAAAAGTTTATTTGGGTCTTTAAGTAATTTCGCAAGCTTACAAGCTGGGAAGTTAGAGCAAAAGGCATCTCAAGAAACAGATGATACTAAAGCAAAAGGCTTTATGAAAGCTGCAGCTTCTTTGGCAAAACTCGCCAAAGTATTTGCCGTGGTAGGTGGTGGACTTGCTGCTGTTGTTTCACTCTTTGTGATGGCTGAAGGCAAAGTTAAAGATATGAACAAGTCTCTCCTTGAAGGTATCTCGGCTACAGACATGATGGCTGTCAAACAAGGAGATCTGGCAGGAAGTCTAAAAGATGTTAGAAAAGCATTTACCAGAGGGTCTTTCTTAAACACTTTAGGGATGACTAGTGATGAGGTTGTAAGTCTAGCTGGATCTTTAGACGCTGCAAATTTAGGATTTAGAGCTCTGGGTGGTGGTGAGCAAGGCATTAAAGCAATGCAAAATCAAATGGTCAAGCTTAAAGAGTCATCAGTCTTGATGGGCATTACTATGGAGGAAGCTGTTAGCAGAGCAGAGTCTTTTGCTTATGAAATAGGTGTCTCTATAAAAGATGGGTCAGCATTGAAAAGCATGGTAAGTGACTTTGCTGATATTAGAGATATGGCAATTCAAACTGGATATTCTACTAACAACTTCTATGAAAAAGTTAAAAACTTAACAAGCACTCTTGATAATATGAATCTAAGAAGCAAAGAAGCAGGTTCTTTATTTATAAGATTAGGTAAGATCGTTGGTCCAGATGGAGTCTCTGGCTTCCTTAGTAATATAGCTAACTTAAAATCAGAGGGTTATCTCGAGCAAATAAAAAGACAAATGCTTACGAACCCTAAAAAGTTAAAGAAAATATTGGATGCAGAAGCCAAAAGATCTGCGGATGCTTTATTGGGGACTTTTGGTAAAAGTGAAAAAGGAATGAGTATCTTAAACAAAGCTAAGATAGATACTACTAGCAATGAAGGTCTTATTAAGTCAATTCAAAATATGTCGCAAACACAGATAGAAGATATACTTGGAGAGTTAGCAGAGCGTGAAGAAACAGCAGGTTTAGGTAGAGAGCTTTCAAATACTATAGACCTCGCTCTGGGTGCTGATAAGAATGCAAGTAGGACAGATATTTCAGAGGGTTTAGATGCTATGGGTGCAGGTGCTGGTCTAGCTGCACAATATGCAAGACTTGAAACTCATCTAGGAGGTAGGACTCTAGCTACAATGTCTGATCTAGAAAAAGAACAAATGATGAAGTTCACTGACTTGAATAAAGATCAAATGCAACAATTTGAAGACTTGCAAGAGGTTTATAAAGGTCAACTTCGTACTGCGAAAAGGTTGGCAAAGAAAAAAGACATTTCAAAAGAAGATGAAGAAAGACTAGCCAACATGGGTCTAAAAACTAAAGATGGAAAGCTGATGACTAAATCGGGGGCTCTGGTGGATGACATCTCTACTTTTATTTTAGCCCAGAGTGAAACTATTAACAAAAGTGGAAAAGCTGATCTCACTCAAGAACAACTATTGAGAGAACAGGTTAGTGCCACTGTAAGTGTTGCTGATAAGATCAATGCATATCTTGGACAGATCTTAATGGACATCTCTAGTGCTCTTATGTCTTTAGTTAGCTGGAGTTTTTCAAAAGGCTCTGACGAATCTGAGGAAACAAAAGCTCTCAAAAAAGACCTCATTACAGATCTTAACTCTAGAAAAGAAGGCATAATAGAAAGAACTAGAGAGAAGCATAAATCTCTTTCTAAAACTGAGGCTGAATTAGCTCGAACTAAAGACCCCAAGAAAAAACAGTTTCTTAAAGATAAGTTAGCACAAGAGCAAAAAGATTTTGAAGATCTGAATCGAGCAAGCAGGGTAGTCTCAGAGCAGATTAAAGTTCTTAACACTTATAGCTTTGATGGGAAGCAAACTACAGCAAGTCTTAGAAACAATTCTGCAATGGAGGCAATGAAAGCCACCAAAGTTTACTCAAGTGAAAAAAGTGAGTCTCAAAAGAAGTTCGATGCAGACATCGCCCGAGAGAGGAAAAAAGCTGGTGCTACAATGGTAGCTGGGGAAGTTCATGTGGCTAGTACAGAAGAGTTGGCAGCAAGAGCTGGCTATACTAAAAAAGGTGATATGTATCTAAAAGGTGGGCAGACAGTAGCATATGAATCAGAGACTAAAGAAGGCAATCAAACTCTAAATGCGATGGAAGACTCAAACAAATACCTTGAGATACTTGCTGAAGCTGGTGAACCAAATAATTCAAAGAAGTCTGCTGTAGAGGAAGAGAAAGCCATAATGAAAGATGGCTCTATAAAGCAAGAAAAAGAAAAAGAGGCAAAGAGAGCTGCTGAGTTAGCTTTGGAAGTAGAAAAGAGAAGCAAATTAAAAACCTTAGCAAGTACCATCGGCTTGAAATATGGAGACAATGAGAGCTCAACTGAGCTTGCAAAGAGAATTAACCAGCGAAACATAGCAAGAGCAGACCTTGAGGGATATGGATATACAGGTAGCCAACTGCTAGAAATGGGAGTCAAGCTTAACGATGGGTTCTATTCTAAAGGAAAAATATATCCAATAAATAGCAAAGACTCCGTAATGGCTTTCAAGGACAATGGTCCTATACAGAATATGCTTGGTGGCAATACTATCAATGCTAACATTTCTGTTAATGGTGCTAAGAATCCAGAAGCAGTTGCTCAAGAAGTAGTTAGAGAAATAAATAAACTCAAGAACTCTGTTCAGGGATATAGCAAATGATAAAATCTCACATAACTAAAGACATTGAAAATGCTAACTTAGGAATAAGACCTTTTATCTTTGATATTGTTAGTCCTGATGGGATGACTTCTTTATTGCCAGATGACATAAAGCTGACTCTACACGCAAACCCAGAGCAAATAGAATACAAGTACACAAAACAAAGGTCTATGAGTCAGACACTACATGGTTTTGTTGAATACTATTGGGGGGATGAACCTACCACTTTGAGTATAGATGTTGCTTCTGGTGCTTTTATTAGACCCTATACAGGCTTAAGTGCTATCACAGGACCTGTTGCTTTAGAAGAGGGTGGTACTAACATAGGTGGTACTCGTAGAGATACTATTACTTATGACAAGTATTTAGACCTTTTAGCGATGTTCCATAGCAATGGGTCTATTTATGACAGTATCGGTCAAATTGTCTTACAGGGTAAGATTAAAGTGACCTTTGATGGTGGTACTTGGTTTGGCTGGTTTCAATCTTTCAGTGTGACAGACGATGCAACCACTCCTTATCAGTTTAAGGTAAGTCTCGCTATGCAGGTTGAGAGAGAATATCATGGTGTAAGAAGTCAATCTATTAGGAGGCTTTAATAATGAAAGCTACCATAGACACACAGCCTTTTCTTCAGCTTCCTACTTCTGAAGACTTTTTCTTATTCCCAGAAGACAACGATGGGACAATTCCTTTAGATCCTACAAATCAACAGCATCTTAGATCTATGTCTCCTTTTGTTTTAACAATAGATGCACCTTTTATGGGTGACTATGTTAAATCAGGGAAGAAGAAGCCTTTTAGTGGTGCTAGATATTCTTCTCCTGGAATGGCAGGGATAAGGTCTTATGAGGATTTAAAGTACAGCCCTAGAATCCCTACATTTGCAAAATCTCCTATAAGAGGTGGCAGAGTTAATGGGCTAGAGTCAAGGGTGGATGCAGGTCTTGTTGATAGAGATCAACTTATATCTATTGCCACTCAAGACAGACAAATCAGAGCAACACCTCCAATTGTTTTTTTAATAAACCCAACTACAATGGGATTTTCTTATGAGAGCGTTCAAAACTTCTCTGAGTCCACGAGGTATGGATTTGTCTTTTATAGGTGGGGAGAGCAAATTGTAAAGATACAAATAAGCTGTACCATAGGTGCTTTTATAGCAGGTAGGGCTAGAAGAGAGCTTGTAGATATAAATGGTAATGTATCAGGGTTGACAGGTTTACAATTTGCTTCAAGGAGAGACAGTGCTGGGTGGAGACAGCTCATGAACATCCTTGCTGTTTATAGAAACAGTGCTGCGATTCGTGATGTACTTGGGAGAAGTAGGGCAAACCATGCTGTTGGTACTCAAAGCATATATTATGATGGTCAAAGGTGGACAGGTAGAATAACTTCTCTAAGTTTTTCTGTTGGAGAAAGCCAACAAAATGGTGGCATCGAATTCTCAATGGATTTTGAAGTTTACAAACATACTCAAGAAGGTTTTGAAACTAGAAACTTCTTGCTACCTATGCATGAGCCTACACCTAATTTGTTCAATACTAAGAAATCTGTTTTGGAAAAGGATGCTTCTCAAGAGTTGCAACCTCAAGAAGATGATTATGACTTTAGTTAAAGGATCTAAAAATGAAAGTAGATAAAAGGCCATTTGCAGGATCTTGGTCACTAGACATACAGAATAAATATAGGACAGTTGTATCATGGACACCAGATGCCATTGTTCAGTTTAATGGAAATACGACATTACCAGGCTGTCCTACTTGCAAAAATAAAATAGATTTCTCTTCTTTCATAACTTCTGTTTCAGTAGGTGGTGGGATTGATAGTGGTGGAGCTAGTTGTAGCATTAACTTAGTCATCCCAAAAAGTTATGGGGATGTTGTCTATGTTGATGGTAAATTCATTCTTGAAACAGGCATTGAGATTAAAGTCTTTTTTAGGGGGTTTTTTAAGACTAAAGACCTTTCTCTGAAAGCAGATAGTGCAGTTGCAACACTTTCTACGGGAGAGGGTAGTGAAGAGATTGATTTAAATAGCATTGAAACCAGACCTTATTATCCTGTCTTTCATGGTTTCATTAGTGCTGTGAGCATTGACAATAAAGACAACTCTTATTCTATTAGTATTTCCACAAACAACATCTTAAGTATGTGGAATAGCCAGATGATAAATACTGAACAGGGATTCTTTGCTGCAAACCCTAAAGAAGCTAGAGGGTCTATTAGTTTAAATGGTCATGTATATACAAATATGACAGCCCACCAAATTATATATGACCTTTATAGAGACACTGGTGGTTCTCCAGAGGGTACAGGCTTTGCTCTCCAAAAGAAGAACAACTTACTTAGTAAAATCTCAACAGGGCAACAAAAGTATTCTCTTTACTTAAGATACCTAGAAAATAGGTGGGGCAATGGTCTTTATGGTTTAAGAATGTTCGGTGCTTCTGGTAGGGCTTACACACTTTTAGAGCAAAGTATCTTGGTGGACACTACTCCTGAGGGTAGGGACAATGAATTTAAGAAAGTTGTTAAGGAACAGCTTAAGCCACATAGTAAAGCTAAAAAAGGTGCTCTTTCAAACTTAATGAAAGCTGGGTTCATAGCACATGACCCTCAAGGTAGAACCTTGCGTACTTTAGATGTTAGACAGCTTCCTTCTATCATAGGTGAAAAAGAAGATGCTGTTAATATCTTATCTCTACAGAGCTTCATTACTGATCTTGGTTCATTAGGACAGGTTAACTTTTGGGAGTCACAGTTCAGCAGTAAGTTGAGTTTAGCTCAAGAAGTTGCTGAAAAAGTAGGATATGAGTTTTATCAAGATATGGATGGAGATCTTGTATTCAAACCCCCTATGTATAATATGGATACGAGTGAAGATAGAATATATAGGATTAATAGAGAAGACACTATATCTATCAGTTATGAACACAATGAACCCGAATTTACCTATGTCATTTGTTCTGGTGGTCCTTTTAGGAACTTAAAGGGAACTAACCTTGAAGGTGAATGGGGTGTAAAAGGAATGTATGTAGACTACAAGCTTGTTGCCAAGTATGGATGGAAGAGCCTGTCCTTTGACACAACATTCTACAATTCCGCTCGAAAAGCATTCTATGCTTCTGTAGTTGCTTTAGATAATGCTAACAAAGCAACAGAGGGTTGCAGCATAACTATTCCTCTAAGACCAGAATTAAAGCCAGGTTATCCTATCTATGTAGAAGAGAATGATTGCTTCTATTATGTTGAATCTGTTTCTCATAACTTTTCTTATGGTGGTGAGTGTACTACAGGATTGACACTCTCTGCCCAAAGGAAAAAGTTTATCCCACCTGGTCGAACTGAAGTCAGCTATGCAGAAAACCCTTCTGAAGCTGTCGATCTTGCAGATACAAGTCTTCCAGAGAAAAGCATCTATGCTACTGAATCTAGGGAGAATAGTTATGGAGAGAAAATCACAGTTAAAAAGAGAATAGGCTTCCCTAATGTAGTCATGGCTCTAGACCCCTTTAAAATGAGCCCTGAAGCATTTAAAAATGCTATCGAGTACCAGAACATGGGTTATCTTGGAACAGAGGCTAGACAGGCATATAGAAACATGCTTCTTATTGAGGGTAAAAGGTATGGCATTATAAAGACAGTAGAAGGTGGTAGTTTATTTGAAGGCCCATGGACTTTTAAAATAGGAAGAAGAGAGGGAACTCTAGGCTTAGAGAAAGAAAGATCTCCTTATTTACGAAAGCTGAAAAATGGTCGAGTCGTAACTAACAGAATAAGTAAAAAGCAAGCCAAGTCTAAGAGTATCATATTAGGGGAATCTGCTTTAGAAAAGGCAGCCTCTAGAAAAAGATCTGCTAGGGAAAAAGCTTCAAAGCTACTAGGTAAAGGTAAACTTGCTTCTACAAACGAAGCTAAAGCTAAAAGAATACTAGAAAGTGCAGAGAAAGAATTTAAGAAGGCTCTTGAAGGTCTAACAAATAATGGTAGTGACCCCACCTTTACTCTCTATGACTTGATACTAGAACTAAGAAAACAAACAGATCAAAACCAAGGTCAAGATGATGGTCTTAATTTAGCTGACATACTAAGACAGCTTGATAACAAGAAAAGTAGCTTTGCCCCTCACCTACCTGGCTATTACAGATACTATTCTTGTTCACATCCTAGTAGAGAGCATCAAGGACCATATATCCCTTCAGTCAGTGAAGAAACAGAGGGTGTTGTTCCAGATTTAAGGTTTGACCCTCCAGGCATTGCAGACCCGACAAGGATCAGTATGGTTGTTTCCGACCCACTTCATGGAAAAGACAATGTGCTTGTTAAAGAAGAAAGAGGAAAAGTCGTAGCAGGGATTAACACCAGAACCTTATATACAAATGGCTTTGAATATGTTCCTACAAAAGACATCAAAACTTTAACATTCCAAGTCAATCAAACAATAGAGCAAAAAGAGGTCGAGGTAGGAAGAAAGCTAGACCCCACTGCTTGGGAGTCTAGTGATAGCTTTGGTAACTCTTTTCGGACTAACTTAATTAATGTCTTAACTACAACTATCACTAAAAAATATAAGCCTACTTCCACCCTTGCTCAAATAAGACCTTTTGTATTTAGACAAAGGAACAAGATACCTACAGGTTACCCCTCTGATTTTTACCTGAATGGACAGCCCTTAGAGGATAGCTCAAAGCTAGAGACTATACCTGGAAATACTAAGAATATTAAAGCGAGAAGACTTGCTGCAGAGATTGCAACTAAGCATATGGAAAAGCTGGGACAAGACTATCCTGATTTATTTAGAGCATCAGAAGAAAGCAGAGCTAAAGATTTAGCGAAATTGTTAAAGACTTCAAGGTCAGTGTTCAAACCTAATGTAGAGGGTAGGCTTAAAAAGGGCAGATCTCGAAAAGAAGTGAGGAGACAGTTTAAACAAGGCAAGATGATCTCACCTGTATTTCCTGTTTCCGACGACAAAGGCTATGAGGTTTTTGGTGCATATCAATATGGTAGAGGTCTTAGGCCAGCAAAAGACACTTTGTTTGATGCTATTCTTAGACAAGACCCTAGTAGAATGTTTACTCAGTTAGAGATTAATGAGATCAGAGATAGTTTAAGCAGATATGACACAACAGAAGCCTTTCAAGCATACTACAGAAAGAGGGTTGTAGAGAAAATTAGCAATATATATAACCAAGGCGAGGGCAGGGAACATGTGCAAGAAATATACAAGGCATTTGGTCTTGATTTAGATGATGAAAGCACAGACCCAGAGAAGGGCTTTACTTTTGACACACTTGCCAGCAGGATGATGACTAGATCAGAAGAGCAAATCATTCAAAATGTGCCAAGGTCTCTGTTAGAGATAAGACCAGACCAGAGAGAGCAAGCTATGTGCTCTTGTAAGGGTACGACTTCAGAAGCGGTCTTACTTTATTCTTCTGTAAACTTAGATAGCTCACTTGTTGAAATAGAGAATCCTCTTGTTGCCGAGTCTATTAGAGCTTCTAAAGAGAAGCTACTCTCATGGCAGAATCACCAAAAGACTCTTAGAGGAGAGTTTCAAACAGGTAGGGGCATTTCACTTGATTCTGTTATTAAACAAACAAAGGCTAGTTTTGAAGATTTGAGTAATCAAGCTTCAAATATCGGAGATGCTTTAGAGGACTTAACAGATAAAGAGAAGTATAATGAAGCATACAACAAAAGGAATAAGACATGAAGCCAGCAAATGAAGTCAGAAAAGACATAAGAAGAAAAGAAGCCGACCCAGCCAAAGGCTGGAGTTCAATGTCTCTTTGCATTGCAAAAATAGTCGAGGTTCATTGGGAAGAAATGAGATGTACGCTTCAAGTTTTACATGGTCAAGGTGATGTAGGAAAGCCTTTGTCTGGTGTAGAATTAGCTATGCCCTCTATGGGTAATAGACATTTCATGGGTGGTATACCAGAAATTGGTGACCAATGTATTGTAGGATGGTTCGCATCTGACACTCTTGCAGCATCTAATGATAAAACACCTGCAATCTTAGCTTGGTGGCCTCGAGCAACTTATCTTGGTCATGATTGGCTCACCACACAAAGCTACCAACCAGGTGAGGGTATAGACACAAACAAAAAAAGACAAGCAGTTGAAAGTTATCACCAGAGGATTAGACACAAGCTCAGACATTATGAGCCAGGTAATGTGGCAGCCAGCTCTTCTCAAGGTGCTGATTTAGTCTTGAATGAAAGTGTTCTATTAAGTAATAGAAGATCAAATGAGATTGCTTTAAGAGACCAAGATCAAGCAATCATTATGAGGTCTCTACAGCAGTTCCATGCAATGTCTGGAACTAGAGTGTATGCAGGTATGGTTCAAAGAGATGCTCGAAACCTACCTAAAGAGATGTTCTCTGATGGAATTAAGTGGGATTCTGGAATACAGATAGATTCAGAGGGCAATCCTTTCTATCCTCTTGCAGAAGAATACGAGAAAAACATTAGTGTAGGTAAGCTCACCCCTCACCCTCTTTTTGACAGAGGTGAAGATGCAATCTATGAAGATGGAAAAATAACAGGAAACAGAAACTTCGAGGGTAGGATTCCTCCATCCTTAGATCCATACCGCTTTCTTTATAAAGCAGGGTTAGTTTCAGAAGACTTCTATGGGAACACGAATGAAGAAGCTATCACCTATGGTGGAAAGTCTATATTTAGAGTAAGTAAAGATGGTGGGAATGCTGTAGAGAGTGGCAGTGCATTTACTGAATATAGAATAGAAGTAAACCACACTTCTGACGGAACACTTCCCGTCACAGAACAAACAGACGGGTTTGATAGTGATAGATGTCCCAAAGAACTAGAAAAGGCTAGGAATATGCCTTTCATAGAATGGGTTTTAGGTACACCTACAGGTAATAATCCTTTCACAACAGCAGGTGCTTCTTTATATGGAATACCTCTAATCCCTGTGGTGGAAAATACAAGAGGGAAAATTGAGGGTGCTAACTCATCTACTCCTTTTGCTGACCACTCTGCTGCTTTGTTGAGAATCACCCCTGTTGCACCACAAGGGATTGCTGATACATTTTCTAGTTTTACTAAAGGTGGAAAGTATAGGGGCTTTGTAAGCAATCCCTCTGATGACTCGGCTAAATTATCTGTTGCAGGTGGGTTCTCTTTAAATGCAAACAAGGGAGAGGTAAGAACAATAACCTCTTTAGAGCTAGCTTCTGAAGGCAATACATCAATTAGCTCTAGTGTGGTAAAGATTGAGGGTACTGAGTCTAGAACAGGCAATGAGGTTGCAGGTGCTGGTTCAGAGGTTTCTGTTGAAGTAATTGGTAATAAGAGAATACAACTTGAATCGGGTTCTGCAATCTCTTTAAAAGCTCCTTTAGTAGACCTTTCTCAAGCTGGTGAAGTGAGACTGAATAGTAAAGAGCTAATGAGTCTTTCAACAGGAACTGCTTTAAACATGTCCTCTGAAAGAATAAAGCAAACTGCTGTAGGGTCTTTAGATGTTTCTGTCTCTGGACCACCCAATGCAAATGCTTTACATGGAGCTGTTAGAAAAGTTAAAATAATTGCTAACCCTGGCACAGGACACCCTGCTGGACCATCAGACTCATACACAAATGTATATGGTGGTAAGGAAGAAATCTTCTTAGGTCCATCAACCAACACTAAAACTTTAACAACAGGAACAGAGTCAAAAACAATAGGGGTTGGCTCTGACACAACTATTGTATCTGGGTCTACACAAAACACAGATGCTACAGGGTTCAAGTTTTTGTCTCCTCAAGGGTCAGTGGTTGTTTCATCTGGCTTGAAGATTTCTATGTCTAGTGCAAGTGTTTCGATTGTCTCTGGAACTGTTAGTGTGAAAGCCCCTAGTATTTCTTTAAGTTCACCAGGTACAGCAATAGGTGGTATTGTTTGTGGGTCTGATATAGACCCCTTATTTGGAGTTCCTATGTCTACTTTAATTGTACCTAGAGGTCAAAACCTTTCAAACGTCTAATAGGTTTTTTATAATCTAAGAGAAAGTAGACAAGGAGATCACCATGACTAAGACAGCAGCCCGAAAAAGAAAAGATAAACTTGATGAGATCGCTAAAAACATTTCTCTCTTGCAAGATGAATTAAGATCTAAGGACAAAAGCATAGTAAAAGAAGACCCTACAAGACTTATCCAGAGAGATGGCAGATTTTTTTCTCGTATGAAAAAGGAAGAGCTTTTAGAGTATAATTGGAGTGGTATCAAAGTTACAGGTCTTCAACTCCAAAAAATGGACTTGTCAGGCTTGGACTTCTCTGGCTCTACTTTGATAGATGCAGAGTTTGATGGCTCAGATCTAACAGGTGCTGATTTCACAGGTGCTATTCTCCAAAATTCAAGCTTTGTTAAATCTATTCTTAACTCTGCTGATTTCACAGGTGCTGATCTTACAAGTGCTGACTTTGGAAGAATTAATTTCAATCGAAGAACAAAGTTTGATGGTGTGACAATTAGCCTCTCAACAATATTTAGCTTTAGTAGTTTAGCAGAGCTTGAAAAGGTGGGGCTTCCTGCTCAGAACATTAGTCTTGAGTTTAAGTTTAAGAGAAAGACTGGTGGGAATTATGAACTAGTCTCTCGAGAAGTTTTCGAAAAAAAGACAACTAAGTATTTGATGTACTTGAAAGAAAAAATTCGGGATCTTCAAAGAAAGTACGACTTTGAAGTAGCTAAAGGTCAACTTGCTTCTGCTTACTTTAGTAGCCTAAGTAAACTCAAGGAAGATATAGAATCTCTCAGAGTGTTCAAAGAGAAATACGATTCAACCCTCTTCACTGGAGAAGACTTCAAAACCCTTAGGCTCTTAGAAACAAAAATTAAGGAAATTGAGACACAGAACAAAATTAATAGAAAGATTAAAGAGCTTAAAAGGGATTTGGGTCGTCTGAGTGGTGATCCTCAAGAGGTCGAAGTACTTGAGGAAAACATCTTAAATGAGATTGAGGGCTTTTCTCTTCTAAGGGATGCTCTTAAAGAGAGAGACAAAGGAAAAGCTTTAGACATCTATAAAAGATACGACTTAAAGAAGATAGAAGAAAATAAAGCTAAAGACAGCCTATCGGAAGATGAAATCAAAAAGCTAAAGGCTAAAATGAAGACAAAACTACCTAAACACATACTCAGTGAAATTTCTCAAAGAGTCGAAGATGTAGATAGTGTCCTCAAAAAATTGAAGGTTTTGGAAGAAAGAAAAGGAGAGATTCTTGAAATACTCAATCCAGAGCCAGAGTTTGTTAATCTGGGTACGATCCAAAAGATCATCGAAAGAGTCTCTGCTAATGAAAGAAGAACTCCTAAGAAGAACAAACTTACAAAAGAAGACCTAAAAAGGCTAAACAGAGAGCTTGAATTGATCGAAGACAGAATCAGAGACAATGACACAGACTTACTGCAAGCTAAAATCAAAAGACTCAAAATGAACTCAGATGAAAATAGGGAAAAAATCACCAAAGAGTTAAAAAGAGAGTTGCCAAAGTTTAAGTTCATACAAAAAGCGAATTTCCCAGACTCTATGAAAACTATAGCCGATCAGAGAGATTATGTTAATAAGCTTTTTGAAAAGTACACCAGCAAGAGCTGGAAAGATTACCTGCCCTCATTCTTTAGGAGGTGAGTAATCTTCCCCACCCAAAGGATATAACTTCCAAGCAAAACGACTTCTTATTTCCAAATAGTTTATATATTCGTCACAGTCCCACGCTTCCTGCTCAAACCTTATAGAGAGATAGGCTTCCCTAGAAAAGCCCTTACGCTTGATTATAGCAGCGTATAAGAAGTCATATATATAGATGACTATGAAACCAATAAACCATAGCTCTAGATATTGCCTGTAATGAATTGTTTCATGTCTTCTTGTCACCTCTGATAACTCTCCTCTTGCAAAGACAACAAAGCCAAGAGTGATTGCATTAATGTCAATAGGTGCAAAGTAAGAAAGAATAACAGGCACTTTAGAGTTTTCAATGAATATTGGTTTTTTTAACATTTCTCTTCTTCTTTCGGTCTTCAAAAAAATTGACTGCCTTGCGATTGTCATAAAGACACTTTGCACAAAATCCAGATCCATCAGGCCAAACTAAACCCCAACCCAATCTGGATTCAGGCAATTTCTTTGCACAACCTGTGCAATGGCCTTTAAAGCGACCCTTCATTAGCTTTCGCTAGAGTTAAAGGGAGCAGGTGTCACTTCTAGCTCTGTCTCTGTCGAGTTTATCTTAACAAGAGGCTTGCCTTTAATTCTATATCTATCCGCAGAAGCAAAACCTTCTCCATAACCCGTAGGAGAAATCTGACCACCTATTGTCAACTGTGAACTATTTGTGTTTGCAGATAATGGAGATCTGGTTGCACCATCTATACAATGTGTGACGACAAGAAGTTGAAGCTCATCACCATAAGATCTAACATTCCCATTGAAACTCTCTTCAAAGTTTTTAACAAGCATTGCTCTACACGCAAGAACAGAACCTTTTAATACAGGCTTAGAGCTTTCATTCAAAGATACAGATAAGAAGCTAAAAGGAGAGCCAGGTACATTACCAGAAGCACCAAATATTGAACCACTCCCTCTCGAGATAGAGTAGTAAGTATTGCTCTCTGCTAAAGGAACTGACTGACTCAAATCCCCATCTGTTAATTGCAAGACCTCACCAGACACACCAACTGCTCTAGTGTAAGGTCTGCCCTCATTATTTACAGGTACTGAATTAGATAATGTAGAGATGTTTCCTGTAGATGAAAGTAAGTAGCTTGATTGGTTGTTTAAAATGTCCTCACAGAGAAGATCAGAGTCTCTTACTAAAGAGCCTAAGGGGAGTCTTGAAGAAAGCCCTACAAGGGAAATAGGAGTGTTCCCTTGCCCAGCGTTACGAGGATTGAAATCAGTTCTTGAGAAATTAACATGAGTCTTACCTCTTGAGGGAAGCCCTAATGAACCCTCTAAAGTGACACCATTAACTGAGTCATAGAAGTTAAAACTCATAGGTGTTTCTCTAAGACCCTCAAAGATTTGAATGTTCCTACCTGCATATGCCTTGTTTAACAAGATGCTACTCTCTAAGTTGTCATAAGGCTCTCTAGTAATAACCCCAAAGAACTTAGAATTGCCACCATCATACAAGCCAGATACTTGGAAAGCCTCATAACTCTTACTCTGCAAGAAAGCAATTAAGTTGGAAACCATTTCCTCTGCATTAGCACCAGATAAAGTATGTGCAAAGCCACCAGATTCTTCAGTATTTGTAAAAATGAAAGCCACAGGGTCTTGAACATACTGTGCACTTGCTGATTCAAACAAGAAGATAGAAGCATATCCACCTTTGTTTGGCTCAAGTGTGAAAGTAGAGGTTAAAGTCTTAGGGTAAACTCCATTATAAAGCGAGGGGTTTCGGAAAACCTTATGCTCTGTGTGACCTACATCAGTTACTGTCGATGGGAACACAGCCCCACCAATCTTACCTGTTCCTAATGTGGTGTAGAAATCCATACTTGCAAGAACTTGTAAGTTCCTTCGATTTAGCAAATCTACATTTGTTTGGTCTCTCGAACCAAGCTGTAAATCACTAACGCTCTTTCTACCATAAGGCAAAGTCTGATCTGTGTTGTCCAAGAGATTAATCCCTTTTGTAAAGAAAGGATCTCCTTGATAAACAGATCTCTTGTAAGCCACAGAAATCTTAGAACCAAGAGGTGGTGCAAAAGGAATCACTGAATCCACAGGTATACGACTCACATCAGCAGCATTACGGACAGTACCTGCACCATTAAATCTTCTAACAAGCACGTTCCTATTATTAGAAATGAAGCCATCTGAAAAACCAAAGACCACAGCTTCAACCACATAGTCAAAGTCTTTAAACGCTAAAGTCTCGTTGTATGTTGGAATACGAGTAATATCAATAGAGTGCTCTGTTAAAATATATGTGTGTGCATCTTCATATAAAGAGTTATTGATATCCAGATTACCGCCATTTTGGTTGATATATAGAGTGAATGATGAAGTGTCTGTCCTAAGTAAGTTAGGACAGTCACCATTTAAGACAGCATCTATTTGAGTGATTCTGTCAGCATTATGCCCACTTGTATTACCTGCACCAACAATGTGTTGTAGGTAAGCACTTCTCTCATAGATACCATAAACTCTCACTACACCATAATAAGGAGGTAGCTCTATACCTTGAAGATTAGTTCCAAAGTCACTTGTAGGTGCATATATGGGATTTGTTCTAGAGTTTACTTGACCACCCTCTTCTCTTTTTCTAACACCAATGGCATTTACATTAGAGAGAGTCTGGTCATATTTACCATATACACCTTGTGTATCAAACAATAAAGGTTCTACACCTGGAGTACCTTGATTTGAAATACCACCCACAATGTTAAAAACAGGGTCAGAGCTAGAAGTCTTGTCCACAAAAATATGATTCAATCCGTTCAAGAAAGAGTCACTTGAAGAAGTTCTAGTGTGTAATGGTATATCTTGCCTACCAAATCTAGGTACTAAAGCTTCTGGAATAACATATGCACCTGTGGACAAGAATAGGGAAGCACCATCTACTAAATCACCATTAGAATAGTTTGCAGGGATCAAGCTTTGAACTGATTCATGTTGATGTACTAAGACTTGCTTCTTTTGATAAGGTCTCAAAACAAGAGTCTTTGAACCCTCATCTTTAAAAACTTCACTCTCTCTATCAGCTTCTTCATTTATAATATTCCCACCAAGCTTGCTAGCATCTGCCCAACCTACAGGAAGACTTGAAGAAGGTAGTCTATTCCACAAAGAGATATGGTTCTTCACGGGAAGATTAATCTCACCTGAAACAAGAGGGATCTCAGAAGTATTTGCAACATCCAAGTCGCTTGGAGCATTGTTTAGTAAATGCTCTCTATTTGGAGGTGTGATACCTATCTTATGGATGTTTTTAGGAACATTCGCAGTTGCACCCAAAGCTGGTGGGTACAAGACAGAAACACTAAGCTGGAACTCATTATTAGTATTTAATATAGTCCCAGAGCCTTCAGTCACAGCTATACAGATATCGTCATCAAACTCTGTCATCTCTTGGCTTCTAAACTCTATTGTTAAAGAAATACCATCATCTAGCAAGCCATCCCTATCTCCTATATTATCTATGGGTTCAAGGATAAAAGTGTCTGCAATGCCAGCAGAAGGATTCCAAGGTGTGAGGTTTTTGTCAATATAGTAATCTGAACTCACAAAGTAAGAGTTAAGACTGATTACTTTATAAACACCATTGTTCTTTGAACCTTGTGTAGGGTCACCATAAACAACAGCATATAGATTCGACTCGTCACCTAAATATAGATTGGAGTTGAATGGAGAAACGAGAGCCATATCCTCTGCACTAAGAGGGTTAGAGTTCAGCTTAACTGCAAGGACTTGATCATATTCATCGCTCACAGCCCCTTGCACATCTGACATCACTGATTCATTAAATGCAGATTTCTTATACAGTACAGTGTAGTTGTGGTTGTTCTTGTCTGGGTCAGAAACACTTGTCACAAAACTTTCTGTTCCTCTGTTTCGACCTAAAACAATGAAAGGCTTTTCAAAGTTTGAAACAAAAGTAGGGTAGCTTATATTCTCATGCTCCGAGCCAAGCTGCTCAATAATAAAAGGTGGTCTCTTTTTCAGATTCACAGACCCATTCTCTCTAGGAGAAATAAATCTGATACCCTTGTCTTGAATAGAGTTGCCTTTTATACCATAACCCAGATTATCTAAAGACCCATCCAAAGTAAGGAAAAGCAAAGAGCTGGTTTGTAAAGGTGTAGCACCATCAAATAAGAAAGCAGAAGGACTTAAATCTGGTCCAATCTCCCATTCGTTTTGAGAGCTTACGTTCAAGTTAACTGTACTCAAGCCATTAGCATCTCTACTTACAACAGGGTTTAAGTATAAAGTAAGACCCATTTGAGGAACAGATGCATCTGACCAAGTATCTCTAAACCCATTAGGGTAATCCATCTGGTGTGTTCTGTTTGAAGCAACACTACTCAAATAAGAAACTTCTTCAATAGTCGTTCCTTGGCAATATGAGTTAATAGAGTTTTGCTTAAAGGTAGATTTAAGCTCTCCAAATAAAAGGTCTGCTACAGAACTTTCAAGAAGGGATTGATAATCCCACTCCCCTAAAGTTGTAGCATGTCTCATATCTAAGATGTCTTCAGGGTGAACTTCATCTGCAAATTTCCCATCAGGTCTTGAGTTGTGAAGTCTTATTCTAACACCAGAAGAATGGTACTTGGCCTGTGTTCCTGCAACACCTCTTTGTTCAATAGTAATAGTGTTCGTATTAAGATCAATGCTTGAAGCTTTAATAATCTCTTTTGAAAGGCCACTACCAATAACAAAGAATCTTGAAGTCACTCCAGAGAACAAGTCTAAATCAGAAAGCTCTGACCCCTCAAGATTAGATAATGTGAATGCACCTAAAAAGTCTCTACTTAAAGAAGAATCTAGTGAGGCTAGCACTAAAGGAGATGCATCTTGTGAGCTACTAGAAGAAGGCTTTCTATTTACTGAACCATTCTGGTTCGGACCACCTGCATTGGAGACATCTCTGTAAGGTTCTTCGTTTCTTCTGAACACACTACACAGTGGGATTCCATAGATTTTATTCTCAGACAAATAGTCATCATTCACTTCTGCAACCCAAAGACCTGCATCTCCCTCTACATGACTAAATGCTACATTTGCAGAACCATCTGTTGGACCTACAGCAGTAACTAAAGGACTAGACATACCTTCTGGACTTGCTTTCAAGTCTACACTTGAAACAACTCGGATTTGATACTGTGTCTGAACCCTTTTAGTTGTTTCAAACCCAACCAAGCCATCTACTAATTCATCAGATAAAGAAACAGAACCTGCTACATTACCATTCTGATAGATTTCTGTAGGAGAAGGCTTATTATCTACGAGTCCACTGTTCTCGGCAGAAATAATAGAGTTCCAGACTTCTAAGAATACAAAGTCCACCCTTGAACCAGATGGAGGTGGTGGTGGCAACTTAATTTCAAGCTCTTCTACATTTACAACTTGTCCATTAACAACCGCAGAAAAAGACTTAACTTTAAAGTAGTTAGACCATAAATCTCTAAAGATATAATCACGATCAGAAGATCGAGGGTCAATTAAAACACCACTGTGGGCTTGAGCCTTAACTAGATCTTGAAGATTTTGCTTGGCTATCTGACCTACTAAGTTTAGTTCACTATCTAAGGGGGGCTTTCCAGCTTGCCAAATTACATTCTGATACTGTGTCCCTTCAGCATTTAATGTTCGGCTTGCGTAAGTCTTAAAATCATCCATGTTGCCTACCTTTATTCTTTCAGTACATCAAAGTGTATGTTAAGAGGTTTATATCCCAATCAGTGTAATTGACAAAAGCCAACCTTATAGTATTTCTTCTCTGAGGAAAAGAGAATGAAGTGAGGTTAGTTATCTCTGAATAGGTACTACCATTGTCTCCAGAAATATAAACTCTAAGGAAATTTTCAAGACCTCTTTTAGTTTGATACTCAACTTTGCCTGTTTGATTTAACATGCCGAAGGTTGCTGGTGTGCTAGAAAGGTCGCTACTGTCTTTGGTATGTTTCCTAAGACAATCTTTGAAGTAAACCATAAACTCAAAACGACCACGACCATCTGGTGTTGAACCCTCAATATCTATCTCTTGAGTAATTAAGCATTTGTTCTTAGGTGAGGTCATATCTGTAGTTAAGGTTGAACCCTCGATTGTGTTTTTCCTTGGGCTTCTTCCTATAACACAGGTTTTATTAGGACCAGAGCTTACTTTATAGCCTGTCCTCAATAAAGAACCTGCATCTGTGCTTGGGAAAAAGCCATTCTCAAATGGGTGGTTTAAGTCTTCTAAGTAGTTGTGATCAAAGACATCAAAACTAGGGAAAGCTTGAACAAACTTATTATGAACAAGGTCTTTAAAATTACTTCTTACTTGAGCAGCACTCAGTGAAGTATCCAAAGAATCTAAATCCCTACTTAGGTCAAATTGCTCTGGGTAGTCAATTACATACTTACCTGTCATCTCTGTTAATAGAGAGTTTGAAAAACTAGGAAGTACCTGAATCAAACTATCATCAGCTCGGTTGAATATCGCAGGCATTAACCTTCTCCTTTAACAGGCTTCTTATATTCAGAACTTAATCCTGTCGGTGCTACATTTAAATTATGTGTATAAGTTATCTTGTTTGTTAAAGATGAGGATTGTTTAACATAACTCTCATAACTCAATAAATCTTCTGTCCTTGCATAATACAATGTAGGATTTCCATATAGATCAATAGAAGTAAAATCTGGTCTATCAATAGCTTCATCCCTATCAAAATTAGAACCATCTGGTCTAAGAACCTCTATCCCCATCAACCCTCTCCTTGACCATAAAGGTGCTCGGTCATCAGGTGGGTAAGAGTGACCAAGATAAGAAGTGTTAGGTGAAGGATGGATGTCTATGATTGAAACATTGTTAGGTGTCCCATTAGCAATATCTGCAATCTCTAAAGTCAAATCACTAATATCTGTTGCGTTTACTAGCTTAGTATTGTCGTCAGGATGTACTTCATACTTAGGGTGGTCTGGATGAGAAAGAACAACTTTAACAAGCATTGGTGCTTCAAAGTTCTTAGCTCCAGCGATAGTTGAGTCCACAGAAGATAAGTTGTTCTGGTTTCTGAGGTAAATAGTATCAGTAGGACAGTTGTCTACTCTATACTCTTTAGAGAAGCCTAAATACTCATCTTTAGAGATGTTACTCGAGTCTCCAACAGGCAAACTTGTGTCTGCACCCCATGAGTTAAAGGCAGGGACAAAGCCCAAGTTCAACTTTAAGTCCAAGCAAGCCAGACCTTCTTCTACTAAATACTTTTCTTCATAAGAAAGACAGCAACCTGCACCATCTACTAAAGGATCATCTTTTCTACTTGTTGCACCATTAGGGTCTTTATTTCCAACATTTGGATCTGATTTGTCTCCTGTCCAATGTCTGTAAGATTCGCCTATCTCACCATCTTTCACACCCACATCTAGCCAAGCAGTTAAACCTGGAACTTTAACAAAAACTCTCATTACTCGCTTTCTACAAAGATACTGAGAGCCACTTACCTCATGGACTAAACCATCCCTTTTCTGGAGAGGGAAATTTCTATCTACAAATGAAATCATATCCCAATCTATACCAACAAGCCTTAGATTAACAGGGGCAAACCTAAAGCCTCTTTCATCAGGGTATACTTCTGCTCTAATCCATTGACCAGATTCAATCAAACCATAGTTCTGAGCTTCAAGGTAAGTTCTATTTTCCTCGCCTTGCTCTGTGTCCTCAACCCAATTCTTATTCCAATAAGGTGCTTGAGGTGTTAGTGTAGGATTCTTTCCAAAGTTAAGATCAAATGCTCTGACATACCCAACATCTGGATAGTCATTAGGGTCAGCAAAATCACTAAGTAGGGAAGTCTTATAATAATTAGGTTGAGCGTGTCTCAACTTAGGATTGAGTGAGAAACCTGCATTGTTTAAGTCATCATCAACCCAATCAGAACCCTCTCTTGTATCTGTTGAACCTATGTTTGCATTAGGTAAGAAATACCCCTCGTTAGAAGCAATGAGGTTATTAGCCCCTGTAGTCTGACCCTCAAAAGAGAAAGCTGCATTACTAGAAAAGTCCATATAAGGATAAACAAGCAAACCTCTTGGTGGTGTTCCATACTTAGAACCACTCATTAAGTTTCTTGTCATATCTGGGAAACCTATTACCTGTGCTTCTCTCCAATCATTCTCAAGAGGGTCTGTTGACATAGCAGCCCTTCTAATGTGCCAGCTATTTCTTAAATAACCTGCACCACCATGACCTGCTCTTTTCCTAAAGAGATCATCAGCAGGGAAAGAATCAAGAAGATCTAAGAAAACTCGGCCATTAAAAGTGCTTTCATCTCTAACAGGGAAGCAGATATAGCCAGAATTGACCCCTGCACCACCATTCGGCAATCCTGGTCCTTGCAAGTTTTCAATCAAGTCAGTATTTGAATTGAACATGTTGTCTGGAAGTGCTGGATTAAAATTAGCTACCGAATTGTTACTGTATCTTGCAGAAGAAGTAGGGTCTCCTACTACTGTAAGCAAGTGCTGTAAACTAGACTCTATTCTGTAAGACTCATCTAAGAACCTCTCTTGTGTGTCTTTTCTTCTAGTAAAGAGAGACTTCAAAGGGATTCTAGGATTGTAAGTAGGAGCTACAGCATGAATCTGATCTTCTGCAAAGTATGGTTCATTACCTAGCCCAGAGACTGTTATAAAGCCTCTTATGTCTTGGGTAAAGTTACCATATTCAGGAAGCTCCATGTTTCCTGTAGGTGCTACCTCAATAAAGACATCCCCATAATGAATTTCACCAACAAGGTCATAACTTGGTCTTGGGTGAGGATGAGGTATTGATGACTCATACGAAAATAAAGAAGTTCTTCTTAAGTACTTTATACCCCTAACATGAGAAGTATAACCAACATCCGCAACAGGGTTTGCCACAGGTGGTGGGAACAAGGTGTCCTTCCCTAACCATTGACATTGGTTAGTATTCACCCCTGCTAGATTGTCATAAAGGCTGTTTGTTCCAGCATAAGCATTCCAGACCGACTGTGCAGGGTTTAACTCTTCAACTACTTTAAGCTGAAGGTCTGAGTAAGCAGACCCACCAATACTAGAGATACTTTGATTTGCTGTTGTCTCATCAAAGTTTAAAGGATTGAGTGGGCTTGCTGCTGTGTAAGGAACAGAAGGATAACACTCAATATAGTAATCTACATCTTTAACAAGTAAGAAACGAGCATCTGCATGAGTAGTCACAGCTAATCTAGAATCGTTGTTCTCTACAGGTCTATAAACAGGTCTGTTTTGAGGGTATCTGTACTTAGGGTCTGTGTTCACATTATTATCTGCATGGCTCACACGATTCCAACCAGAACAAAGCTCCAAAGCATAACCATTTGCTTCATCTCCACCGATAGGAAGAAGTTCTAGCTCTTGGTATATCCTATAACCTTCTTCATCATATCTATAAATTGAGAAGGACTGACCTGCAACTTTGGGATGGTGACCTGTATTATTTGTATTTTCCCACCATGCAAAAACATACCCATAAGTAAAATCATCATTCTCTCCACCAGGATATCCAACATCTCCAAATGGGGTGTAGATCTCGGATAGAGAAGATATAGAAGTGCCAGCGAATCCAGGCAATGACCCATTTGGTCTAAACCTCTGTCCGTATAATTCAAGAAGTGATATTTTACGAGCAGAGTGATAAAGGACTTTAGAGTTATTGGTGACAGGGTTTCCTAATAATGTTTCAACATCATCTGCAACAATCTCAACACCTATATTGTCATGTTGCCTAGAAGCTCTGTTTACTAGCAAAGAAGTCCTAGTTGCAGAGGTAGATAAAGTACAGAAACCATCTTTCTCATTCATTAAAGTAAGATCTGTAATTGGCTTAACTGCATCACCCTTAGCATATAAGGTATTAACCCCAAGACGCTGATTAACAAATAGACTCTGATGTTTAGTAGTCACTGAGCATTGGGTATATACAGTTGCTTCTAAATTATCTTGTGCTGTTAAAGAGCTTGCTAAGATTTGGGCAAATGGTCTGACTGAAGAATTCTCAGAAGGCTCTGTTGTATCCCATTTAGTAAGATCATTTAGTTCTAGCTCTTGAGTAATGTTAAACTCTGTTTTAATCTTAGAGTAAAGGCTCTCTTGAACAGTAGGTGTTAGAGAGTTCCCTTGTAAGTCAGGGTGTCCGTTATATCTAAATGGAATAGTAGGGCTGACATAAATAACTCCAGAGATAAAAGAGAAGTAACTATTATTCTTGTTAATCTTTTCGGAGTTTGCTGCATCATAGTTAGGATAGAAGTTTTCTGTCTGAGCTTTAGGTGTAAAATCAAAGCTGTTAAACAATCCATCAAACAATGGTCTTTCAAAGTTAAAGTTAGGTCTAAAAATACTTAGTGCATTACTAGATGAGAAAGAAGAAACACCATCTTCAAGACCATCTCCACCTACAGTCCCTAAGTCTTGAGCAATGTTATTTGACAGGTCATCAAAGTCTATGAGGTTTCTACTGAATACCTCTTCATCTGAAGGTGCAATACCATCTCTGACAAGTCTTTCAAAAGCTGCTTCTGTCTTAAAGTGGATTAAAGCAAATGACCCAAAGTTATAGTCTGGTTCATCGTCTGTGGGGTCAGAAGATATGTTTACATAAGTATCTGCTTCTAAATCCATTAGGTTTACAACATGTCTATAACGAGCCACTTGATAACTATAGTTATCTCTTGCACCAAAGGTAACATACCCACCAGCAGTTTTAAAAAGTGGCTCATATACTTTTTTAGCTTGATCTTTGTTAGGTGTGTTTTTAACAAAGAATCTATCTCTTTCTGCAACAGGTGTTAAAAGACCCTCTGGTGAGTAATCCTTTAACAAAGGCATTCTATAAGAAAGAAAGTTTCTATTAGGGAAGAAAAAACGAGCCTCTACTTCTCTTGAGTAGTCATATGGAGAGAATAAGACAGGTATCCCTAAAGAATAAGTATTATCTTCAACATTGAAAGCTAAAGGATCTGTCAACAATCGTACTTGACCTTTAGTGGGGTCTGCAACTAAGTTGGGGTTAGCACCTGACCTAGTTGAGTTTGGTATATAGTTTCCTGTATGTAATTCATACAGATCATACTGACCTGTTTTAAGAGAGGGGAATGTCTCTCCCTCTGAATCATTAAAGATGTCACCACCAGATTCTCCATCAAGAGGGCCTACACCATGCCCTAACTTTATAGCAGCAACCACTCTATTTAAAACTTCTTCTGCATTGGTTGCTGGTGTAGATATGCCAGATGAGACTCCGTTAGGATCTGATTCAAAACGAATCAAAGCTAAAACACCTCTATCTGCTGGAAAGAGTAGGCCAGAAATAACGAATCCTAAGTCATCATTGTAGCTATCTATCAATATCTTAGAGTTAAAAGGTGAGTTGCTTCTTGTTGAAATAGGAGACATTGCAATAGCAGGCTCACCTTTTCTTAAGCCAAAGCTTGAAGTGCCCTCTCCAGAGGTCAGACCTAAAGTAATACCTGTTGAGGCATTGAATAAATCATTTGTTTCATCTGGTGTGAAAAGAGGTTCTTGGTACAAGAAAGGGTATATCTGACTATTGTCTAGTAAGTTAAATGAGTCTCTCGGTGCAGACTGAGCAATTAAAGGAAATCCTATATGGTCAAATTGTGTATCTCCAAAACCATAATAGCTGTAGCTACTAGGAGATCCTGTTTCTCGGTTGTCTCTATAATTTAAATTTAAAGTGTCATAAAGACCGCCTTCGTTTATCCATTTAGAATCAGATATAGAGGTTGCTAAGTCTTCTTGCTCATTCCCGAAACCTATATGAGGCATCTCTCTTTTCTCTGCCCAGATCTTTTTTTTGTAGACCCAAGATGGGTAGTCTACCACTTTTGCTGACCCCCAATCAGGTCGGCCATCATGTGATATAGAGACACCTAAGTCATTTGAAAAAGTAATTGCTCCATAGCCTAGCTTAGGGGGCTGGTTTCTCTTTGCTTCTGAAGATAAGTTATCTAAATTAGATTGCAAGTTCTCGTCTAAGTACCCACCTAGTGCATTTGAAGAAAATATATCTTCTGCATTAGTCGATACTCTTTGACTTGAAGAAGAAGTTAAGCCCAAACTGATACTGTCTGTCCCTTGTGAAGAATTGACAGTAATCAAGCTGTCGGTGTCTACTGTTTTCTTTGGCATACTAATCTCCTAAAAGAAGCAAATTGCGAGTCCTATAAACACACGCAACAACTAAGTTGTTTGAATTATTATCTCTCATATCTACAGATACTGATTGACCCCAAATAGAAGTCTTAATGAAAACCACTAACAGAACCTCTCCACTTCTGTAGAGATCATGACTGTCTGATGTGACTTTCATTAAACAAGGCAAGGCATTTTTATAGCTCTTGTTAAAGACCGAAAGATTCTTAGCATATGAAGCTGGGTAATAGCTAGCTTCACTCATTGTTTGATAGACAACTCGGTTATAGTTGTCTTTGACAGGTGGTATAGCCGATCTTCCTAGTGTTAGCTTAACCGATGAAGCTAAAGGCACTAAACTTGATAAGTCCACATTACCTGTATTGACTGTCAAGTCATCTAGGAAAACCTCATTGCTGTTCAAAACCAGATACTCATCATAGCCATAGTTGTTCTCTGCTAAAGGAGAACTCCCTAAATGCTCTGTTGGAGCAAGGAAAGGATAAGTAAAGTCCGAGTTCATAAAAGAAGAAATCTTCTCCCCTATTGCTAAAGGACTCAACTCCATCTCAACAGGTACAACACCACCAGAATCAGTGCTTATATTGTCGTTAGCAATCGGAAAGTCAGAACCACATGTCTGAGGTGCTTGTCTCTTATAAAAGACGAATATAGAGTTATTTGAAGTGTCTGTAGCAGGATAAGGAACTACAGGGTGGAACTCTATCTCCAAACTTCTTTGACCAGAAACCCAAACAGCCTGCCAAGCTAACAAAGGTTCAGAGTGTGAGAACTTAGAACTAGAAGAATCTAGCGTTAAAACACTTGGATTTAAAGGATCAGAAACATCTGTAATTGTGATTGTAGATGGATCTCCATAAACCCTATAAGGTAAATATGTGAAGCTAGACCTAGTAGAAACTATAGTTCTTGTCATCAAACCCCTAACATACTCTAAAGAAACTTCTCGCTTACCTTCTCTTAGGTTAATAATGGGCGAAGCAACCCCGTTTCCTACATTAGGATACAGATTAACAACAGCCTCTGGCTCATTCAAAGAAATACAAGATCCTGTTGCATAAACTTCTGAATCGAAGCTAGGGATCTGATCTACTCTCCCTGTTAAACCATGATCACCAGAAGGCATCTCAATAACCAACTCAAGGAAAATAACTGCTTCACTCCCTAATGTTAAAGAATCGTCTGAAACCACAGCATAATCAGCAGCACCAGAGATACCTCCATTAGCAACTTGGTCATTCTCTCCTAGAACCACAGAGATTGCACTATCTGTGATGTTGACATAGGAAATCTCTACATCTTGAACTATATCATTCACATAGTGACCATCATTGTGCCAACACATACCTAAATCTGTGATCTTAGAACCTGAGGGTAAATCTATACCAATAGACCCAAATGCATCAACAGGAACCCACTCTGTGTCTCCCTTTGCATCTAAATCATTCAGACTTACAACAATGGTATCTCCAACGTGCCAACCATTCGCTTGAGCATTATCGTTTGGAGTGTAGCTAATACCTGAGGTGTTAAGTCCTGGATAGATAATAAAGAAGACTCTTTCTACTAAAGGCACATTAGAGAACCTTCTGGAAACATTGTTAAAGTCTCTCTTGTAATTACCAATGTTTAAAGAATTAGCATTACTCCCAAAAACATCACACATAAGAGGAGTGTGAGATATCCCTGCTGTACCATTACCTGTATCTGCTAAGTTATGTGCTTCTGCAATCCAAGTCTTATTTAAACCATCAAGTAAAGAATGATATTGATGAACAAGCTCTGATTTAAAGTCTAAACCTTTAGGGAAAACTCTTCTTCTTAAATCAAGTACATCTTCTTCTGCAATCTGGTCGGAGAAAAGACCATCTGGCCTATCTGAATATGTAGTGGCTACACGATCTACATAAGGGTTTGCCTGTAAGGTTGATCCATCATGGTCATGTAAAGCACCTGTGTTATATCTATCTAAGGGGTGAAATCCCTCATTGCCATTTAGAGGCTTATTTCGCCTATAGACAAAAGCTACAGGTATTGCATAGATATACCCATCAACAGTACCTAAAGTTGAAGCACTTGCTTCTGAACCATCGCCTGCAACCCAAAGTCCAGAATCATTACTATGCCTACTGAAAGTAGCTGTGTTAATGGGATTTGCATTTGCACCTTGAGCAAATAAACCAAAGCTATCTAAGCCAAAGATGTCTTGAGATATACTATAGTTAAAATTGGCATGAACCCTAAGACGATACTGTATTTGAACCCTTCTTGTCGAAGAAACATTCAAAGTAGGGTCTTGTATGTCATCATCCAAATAAAGATCACTATGACAGTCAAGATTACCAGCATAATAAATGTTGTTTGCATTAGGCTTACCCTCACCATCTGAACCACCAGAAGGTTGGGTTATTACAAGTATGCCTACAGAACCACTTGTAATATTAAATGTTGGAGTATTGCCACTAGCACCACCAGTTAAACTGAGAAATAAATAAGGAGTGCCTCTTGTTTCAGAGGTGACTGTGACAGAGCCAAGAGTTAGACCTAAGCCTTGTCCATCATAGTTATTTATAGCTTCAGATAGGTTTCTAGCCGTTTCGGGGCTAGAGTTGCTGATTTGAAAGTCAACACCTGCTGTTATTACTACAGAGTTGTTTGCATCTTGAAAGGTTAAAGTGTCATTTGCTAATGGGCTAGAGACTTTGAGTCTGGCTCTGGCATCCATTGATGGAGTAACTTCTTTTCTCCATACCTCTAAGAAAACAAAATCTACTAGATCTATTCCCTCTTGTGGTTCAGATAGCTCAACATGGTTAAGTTCTGGGTCTACAGAGTTAGTTCCCTTAACATCCACAGCCATCCCATTAACAGAGGCAATGAACCTTTCAATGGTTAAAGTATTCGCTCTGAATTCTGGGTTTAAGACTCTAGGGTTTCCTGTGTAAGGAGAATAGAACAAGAACCTATTCTTGTCATTCATGCTTGATTGGTCTGAAATCATACCAGATGGCAAGTCTAGTCTCTGTCTCAGAATATCTTGAGAAAGGTTTAGCTCACTATCTAGGAGAGGTCTTCCAAACTGATGGACAACAGATTCCCATGCATAGTTTGCAGGGTTTAAGTTTCTGCTAGTAGAAGAGAGGTATTTCATGAGGGTAGTCTCCTACTTAAAAAGTTAATCGCCATGTGATTGCAAGAATTGCCCCATTAGGTTTATTTATGACAGGGAAGGTTAAATAATTAACAAGTACGTCATAATCTAAAACAGCTTCTGAAACATCTCTTTCAAGAGGGAAGTTGTTTGGGTTTTTAACAAAGGAGTTTTCTAAGAAGCTATTGTTGACTGAACTTATTAAACCCATTTCAGTTAAAGCACCCACAGCTTCAGAAGACTCAAAAGTTGTTGTGAAATCTACAATGTTGGTTGGAATAGGGTCATTATTCCCATCAACACTTAAGCTCCCATCTGCTTTGCGATAAACTACACTCGAGAAAGTTTTCTTATAGAGTGGTGTGTTTAAAGCTCTTTGTTGATAATCAGGAATGTCTGGATTCTGTGATGAACCAGAAGCACCTGTTCCAACTGCAAGCATATTCACAAATCTATTGTTGCTTTGCCCTGCATTGTTAGAAAACAAAATAGCTGCCAAAACTCCACCATCCAAAGTGTAGATATTGGACTTATCAATTACGATCTCTTCTTTGCCATCCTCATACCTGAGAGTAGCAAAGACATCACCTTTAACTTTGATTCCTATATTGTCACCAAAAGCCAAACCAAAGTTTAAGGCAGATGTGTGAGGGGGATTTACTTTGGACTTTATCATATTTTCCTCCACAGGTTATGGGGTACGATATGGAGGTGATAAAACAACTAAAAAATATCCCTCTCGAACCTCATAACAAGAAAAAATTAAGCGTTGAATGTGATGGTGTAGTTTATTTCAAGAGTACCATCATCAGTCTTAGTAATGGTGTTATCCAAAACTTTTCTAGCAAAAAGTCTCATGTTAGTTGTCACAGTTGGTGTTGTGGTGTTTGCAAAACCATCTGCATCAACATTATCACCAGCAGTCCACAAACCAATCTCTGCAATGCCATTTGTGATATTACCCTCACCAAGTGCAAAGGTAGTAGTGAATCGAATCTGGTTGTATGCAGGGAAACTCACAGAATCAACCAAACGAGCAAAATAAGGGTTTGTGCTTGTCAGGCTAAAGCTATCATCTACCATGTTAACTTGTGTGCTTGCACTTGCAACATCTGCATTCTGTGAGGAATGGGCATTTCCTGCTGAATCTGTGCCCAAGTTGTCACCTACTGCAATGTAAGCAATGTTATTGATTGCATGAGCTGCAGAAGTGTTTGTACTTGCACCTGCTGGACCAATGTAGTTACCACCATTAGGGAATGTGGTATCATCATCCATGTTAGTAGCTTCAGGGCGATTTGATACTCCCGTAGCTGTTCCAGAAGCTCCGAGTCTGGGAAGAATATTGTCCATGATAATATTGCTAGACATTTGAACAACTGTATTATGACCCTCTTCGTATTGAATTACATTTCCCTCAGAGTCTCTGAAAGTAGCCTCTACATAACCTTTGATATTGAACATAGTGTTCTCCTTAGTGAGTGTTTAGATAAAAGTTGTTTATAAAAAGAGTATTAAGAACCGCTAGGGTCTTGTTCCCAAATAATGAAACCATCCCTACGAATAGTAAAGAAGTGGTTGAAAGTATAACTTTGTGAATCATTATTTGTTAAAGTCTCGGTATAGGTCAAAGAGCTAGACGAGGTGTATTCAGTGTTCCATGAAGTACCATTGTCTTCTGTTCTAGGATCAAGGAAAACTTGGAAATCTGATGCATTGTCTACAGAAGAAACCTTCAAATGATAACGAGTGCCTATAACCAAATCCCATGAAACCTGTGCGTCATTATCTGTATTTGCAACACTTGAATCTGGTAAGTCAGTATAGTCATACACACCATTAGTCTTATGGTTGACCACATCAGAATGTACTGTAGGCTCTATCCAACCACCTGTTGATGCAGGTGAACCATCGGGACTCGCAAAAGTAGCCCCATTCGGTGCTTGCCTTATTGCAAAGTTATCTGCACTGTCTCCTGTACTATATGTGTAAATGAAGTGTAAGTATAATCGAATCTGCTCTAAGTCATCAAAAGTAAAATCAGTGCCTGTGTCTGCTGTAAAGATCACTGCATCATCTGAAGACCTAATGTAGAAACTATGCCTAAAGTACCTTTGAGCTCCATCTGTGCTACCTGGCATGAGATCAGTATAGCCCTTACCAGACATAAATCCATCTGGGTTCAATGCAGAAGAAGATGCCCTAAATGCTGCAGAAATATCAGGTGTTGTATCTAAATAGCTTGTATGTGAATACAGGGTATAGTCTGTGTCATATTGAAGAGGGCCAAACCTGAGTGATGCATCATCATTAGTGTTTGCATAAGCGTCACTTGAAGAAGCCAATACTTTGATCTCTTTACTTCCTTCTACCAAACTAATAGGTGAAAGATCTTGAGAGTCTGGCTGGTACACAGTCACTTCTGGATAAACTAAAGTATCCATTTCTCCTATGTAAACAGAGAACATTTCATCATCTGCCTGTGCAAAGTTATTATATTTCACACCAACAGCCAAACTTGGAACAGAAATAGTCCCGATAGAAGTGGTCGCCGTATCAGACATACTTAGGGTGTCTGCAACAGAAATCCCTGAAGGAGTTTCTATTGTACTTACTGCGTCAGAAGAAGAAAGAGAACCCTCTACACTAACTGTTCTATTATGAGTTGTTGAAACTGAATCCTCATATGTTAAAGATTCTGTCGCAGAAGCAGAGAATAAGAAGCTGGTATTAGGGTAAGCATCTACTATCGGTGCATTGTCTGTTAAAGAAATCTTGTAACGATAAGAGACTGCATCTGTTATATCCAAATCGCTCTCTACAGACGAGCCTCCTAAATTGTAAACATGTGATACATCATCAGAATAAGATAGCGTGTCTACTTGTGAAACACCCATTTGGAAACTAACTGTGTCATTCAAGTACACAACAAGACTTTCCTCATTAACAGCAGCATAGCTATACTGAGTTGTAATCTCTGAACCTAGTTTAACTATTTCACTCTCAACCTCAATGGGATCTAAAGATATATCCCTTGAAGCGTCAGCATCAAAACTTAGACTGTCTGAAACAAATAAACTACGAATCCCTGTTGAAACCGAATCTTCATAAGTTAGTGAATCAGACTCACTTACACCAGAATATGCAAATGTAGTTAAGACATCATCAGAAAGATCTCCTACAAGTGACTCCTCTGAAACAGGAACTAAGCTATAGGAAGCAATGATTGGTTCAGATCTGGTATCAAAGCTATCCTCTAAGTGCAGTGAAGATATACGAGCAGATAAATCGTCACCAAAAGCATTGATACTTGACTCTTCATTTATAGGGTTAAATCTGTAAACAGTAGAAACAGTATCTCCATAAGATAGGTTGTCTTCCTCTATAACATCTCCCAGATCATAGAAGTAATCTACATCGGCAGAGTAAGAAAGTGTATCTTCTACCTGAGGTGACTGATACCTATAAGTCACCTCTACAATATCTTCTGTATTGGCAAGAATCTCTTCTATATCAGAAGGGTAGAGATAGTATGTTAAAGAAATGCTATCTGTTAAAATAGGAATGTTAGAGTTAAAGCTAAATCTTGCAATTACTTCATCTGTGCTAACTAAAAGCTCATCCTCAACCCCAAAAAAGTATTGAATACTACCATCAGCATTTCTGGGAATAAAGTTGGTATTCTGATCAAAGCTACTATACGCAACAGGATAAAGGTTTTCTCCATAGTAAGAAGGAACACCTACCTCATGTGTCAAACCTACTTCTTCACTCTCTTTTGAATAAGCTGGGAACTCATCAGTAGAAGGGTCAAAAGAAACAACTTCACCAGGATTGGTGGCAAACAAAACCTCATAATAATACTCAGCACCAAAACCACCACCATTAGCATCATCTAGTCTGTAAGTTTCTGGAGAGCTCAACCAATCTTGACCTAAGACAAATGGCTGGTTTGTTCCACTTGAGAAGAAATGAAGAGTATCAGCACCACCTCCATCTTCTTCCATATATAACTCTATGAAGTAAGTCTGGTTTGGGATGTGGTTGAAAGAGGCATTTATTTCTGCTGTGTAGTTATCTGCAAACTCACCATTTGTGTAGTTTACATTGAAGCCACCACCATTGCCATCATCCCTAAAACGGTAAGCTAAAGGAGACCCATTAGGTGCAGGTAAATTTGGATACTCTTCTAATGCTAGAAAACCACCACTGTCTGCAATCAGAGTAAGTGTCTGGTAATACTTTACACCATCAGCACCCACCCTGTAGATTGAAAAGTAATGACCATCACCACCGAAAGTATTTAAGAAGAAGTAATTAAAAAACAGGTAGGTTGGGATAGTGTTTACTAAATTGCTTTCAACTTCAACTCTAGGTCCTAAAATATAAAGAGTTGGATCTTGGTATAAGAGAGTGTCTTCATATTGAATTGGATTATAGTCATTAGCAAAACCATCTGTACCATCTATCTCATATTCAACTGCTGAGTCCTCATAAAATGTAAGTTCGCCATACACCCCAGACTCATCAACCTTTCTCGAAGATAAGATGTTCCTATCTCCCTCATCAGTACCTAAACCTAGAGGGTTTTGGATGATCTCTTCTGGGGTGTTTTCTATAAGGAAAGGTAAAGTTGATGTGTCTTTCAACCCTACAAAAGCCTGACCCTCTACTAAAGTATCTCCCTTGTGCCATGTTTGGTTAAGGTTTAGAGGACTAGAAGAAACTGCATGGATTGTTAAAGATATTGGAAAGCTGCTTATTCCTTTAATATCTAGCTTTGAACTACTTAAGGTGAAGTCATAACTATTGCCTAAGTCATCTTCCACTAAAGTTATAAAAGAAGGGATGTAGCCTAATTGAGAAAAAGCCACCTCACCACTTGTTAAAGTTATTGTCTTAACCGCAGGAGCAAAAACCTGATCTTGTGAGAGATTTAAGGTGAAAGATCCTCTGTTTAAAACAAAAGAGCTGTTTAAGCTCTGGTTGAAAGTGTTTAATATGTCAGAAGTCGAAACAGAATAACTAATCTTCCTTTCGGAAAGAGTCAAAGGTCTTACAGGACTAGCTTGATTTAAAACATAAGAAGTAAAGCTTGGTCTTGAAGCCCTCTTTGAATCTCCACCTCGACCTGAAAGACTTACTTTCCTAACAGGTCTTATGGAGTTTAGAAGTAGGTTCGTGTTATTCAACTCCCTAAAAGACTTAACAGAGCTTTGCACAGAGGGATAAGTTAAAGTAATTTCTTGACCTAAAGAAAATACGGGAAGCTGAGAGATAACTTGATTTGTCCGAAGATCAAGGAAGAAGGGTGTCTGTAGTGAGACACCATTAAGTTTAATTTCAAGGTCGCTGCCTATGATTGGGAGATTTCTGTGATTCTTCTGTAAAAGCTCTGGGATATAGGAAGGTAAATCTAAGACAAAGCTATCGACCCCATCATTGATGTAAGTGTCGATAGAGTATTCTCTTGTTTTACGAACTGACCAAGGCAAAGAGACTAACTTAAATAATGTAATGCCTTCTGTTTGTATGTTTGCATCTACCCTTACAACAAATGAAGAAAGCCTTACTCTGTCACCATAAGGCTTAGTTGCAGGCTGAACTTCTTCTCCCTCATATCCTGTTATTGTTGGATAGTATACTTTACTATCACCACTATACAGTAAAGGCTCTCCATCATCTGCAAAAGAAAGGTTTATCAACCCTACTTCACCTTGACCTGGTGGGAGTAAAGAGCCACTTTGTATTCTTACCTGTTCTGCATAGTTGGAGGCAGAGGCAACTTCTCTAACAAAAGATAGAGTCTCTCCTTGATTAAATGCTGTTTGGTTTGCTGGGGACTCTTCGAAAGTAGAAATAACCCTCAACTTCTGGGTCTTTACAATAGTTTGTTGGGTGTTTGGGTCTATTTCTTCCCATATTGCAACTACATTGTCGGCAACATTTAAAGGATGTCTCCAAAACCTTATCTCTTTTCCAGACACATAGCCATAAAGCTCATCTTCCCAAACCCCATCTCTTCCTTTTCTCATATCTTCTTGGTAGATAGAACCCAAGCCCAAGAACACAGAATCAAGGCCATTGATTTCGTCTTCTATTGTGGGAGAAAGGCTACTTGGTTCTTCTAAGATAGATGTGATCTCACCTGTTTTTATATGTGAGGGTTTAATTACTTCAAAAATCTTCCTCAGATTGCTCTGTAAGAGCATTACATTCTCTGGTAGACCAAAGTATATCTCATGTGTGTGAGAAACACCATCAGCGTCAGTATGAGGCTGTATTTCACCATCTATGATTTCATGTGTATGTAGATCATCACCCCAGCGATAACCAATAGGTTTTAAAGTCGAACCATAACCAGCACTTTTGGTAAAGGCATGGTGTTTGTGTTCAGAGACAATACCATCTGTATTAAACTCTGTAGTAGCTAATATAGAAGTGGTTATATTAGCAATATAGTTCTCTACTTCTGTAGTGACTGTTGACCTATTAAATATATCATTAAGGGCTTCATCAATAGACTTCTTTGTAGCCCCCTCTAAAAGAGCTTCATAAGTCTGTAAGAGCATATTTATGACCTCACCTACATTTTGGCTAGTAGGCACAGAGTCTTCATCTGGAAAAACTGAATAAAGCAATCGAGTTGAAACATACTCTGCTCTCAGTTGTGAGTACTCATTATCTTCAATGCCATCAGCAGACTTTAAAATAAGATCAGCAATTAAACTAGCTACACCCTCATACAATATTCTATGGTTAGAGCCATAAGAATTTGTAATATAGTTAGAAGCTGTGCCATTACTCATAGAGTCTACAATTTGCTCTGTGAGTATGTCTTTTAGCAACCTATAAGAAGAAGATTCAGAAGAGACTGTTTCTCTTTCTAATCGAGGGTCATAGTCAAAAATCATCTATCAGTCTCCTCATAAGTAAAGCTAAAGTCTCCACTAGTTAAATAAGAAAAGTCATTTAGAACAATTGAATTAACATACCCTGTGGAGTCTCCTACCCTGTAGTTTATTTCAATCTTATAGTCAGAAGTGACCTTTCCTTGAGGTAAGGATATGACCAGCTTTTGGTTTGTGTCAGAGATAGCTGCAAGTGACCCATCTATATTCAGGTACATACCTTCTGTTCCTATTATAGAGCCTATAGTCTCATTCCAATTTGAAATGGTTTGTCTTTGAGATCTACTTAATAAAGGGTACTCAACACCATCTAAGAACAGCCTAGCACCATCACCACCATTCAACGCTGGGATATGCTTTAAAGGAATATCACAAACCCAAACCTGATGCCCTGATAATGAAATCTCTGGTATGAGTGTAGGTACTGTTGTTAAAACTTCTTCCCTTAAAACTAATGTACCCTCTGCTAAACTTAGTTGAAGTAAAGGCATTTCTATATGAGAAACACCAACAACAGAATCTATCTCTCGGATTATATCTGAAGGATAAATCCTACCCCCTTGACCCTCTGACTCTATTCTAATAGTTAAATTGGCTCTAATTGAATTATCTACCAAAGAGGGGTCTTCTCCACGATCAATGTAAACTAAAGCTTTTACATCCACAGGAGAGGGTGTGATTTCTTTAACAAGAACATCTGCACCCATATGCTTTTCTTCGTCAACAACACTCTGCAAGTTTGTTAAAACAAGATTTGTTGTGTAAGAAACAACAATGTTCTCAAGATGCTCATAATCGACTGACACAGTATCAGAAGTTCCTATTGAAGAAGAAGATGTTCTTTGAATGTAAGTTAAGCCATTACTCTCTGTGTAAATGTTATAGTCTGGAGTGCTTGAAGTTAATTGATTTGTGAAATCTACTGAGTTTAAAGGATTGTAAACCCTTACAGAGGATATATCTACACCCTTATTTGAAAGAGGCTCTGGATAAAGACCATTAAAAGTAACTTCTTCTTCAAGAACTTCTATAATCTTTTCCTCACCATTATTGCCAAGAACTACATAGTCTGAAGATTTGGTAGATTGACCTAAGACTAAAGGATCTTCACTCTTATAAAAAGTATAGTCGGTGATCTCTACACCAGAACTTGTAGCTATAGAAGCAATAGACCTCACAGGCTGTCTATCTAAGACAACCTGACTTGAGACATCTGTTCTATAATCACCTAAGATTATATCTGTTAAGCGATATGTGGGCTGATCTAAACTAGAGTCTAAAGTAATAACCCTACCCTCTGTGATTGTCGCATTTGTAAGATCAAAGAACTCACCAGAGGTCTGGTTCTTTAGCCCAAACTTATCTTCTCGATCAATCATAGCAAACAAAGGATCAGCATTGGTTGCTGTCGTTGCTAAAAACACATACGACCCTTCAGAATAAAGAGGTGTAAACCGAGCCCCTCTTACTGACTTATAAGAGGGTGCATAAACATCAGTCACCTCATTTAAAACCTCTCCTCGAACCCAAATGTCAACCTTTCCTCCTAAACCACCATCTCTAACCATATATTCATGGCCAGCACCTATAATTGAATAACTTTCCACACCAGCAGACTCTCTAGCTATTCTTTCATAACCAGCCTTTGTTCCATTGTCCACAGATGAGATATAAGATAAAGCTCGAGAAGCTAAGTCTCTATTTGTTTCTCTATTGAGGCCACCAAAAGTTGGAGCTTTGTTTGTCACTCTTAAACCTAAAGGTGCTCCTTGTGTAATCTTGTCAGAAGAAAGGTTTCCAGAAGAACCTACTTCAAGAGCCTCTACTAAGACCTTTATTTCATACCTTTTTGTTAAAGGATTATAATAGCTAGCAGAGCTGTCTGAAGGGATAGTCACAGAGTCTACAGTCCTGAAAGAAACAGAACCAGAGGAGATAATCTCACCTCTTGAAACTTCAAGATCAAAAGTAGGGGTAGAAGAAGTATAGAACGTGACCTCGCCCCTTGACTTTGTACCCTCTCTTCTCTTAATCCCTAAGTTAGAAGCAAGACGTTCAAAACATTGGTCTATCAAAGTTTGAACCTGAAAATCATTATCTAAAAATAGAGCTTCCTTTAAAGTTTGCTTGTAGCTAGAAGAAGCTACACTTATTGAAATCCCTGTATTCAAAGGGTCATCTATACCTAAAAGGCTTATAAAGTTAGTAGACCTATAAGAAAAGTCTACCATAAATCGGACTCTGGATATTTCAGACACCACAGGGTCTACAAAGAGATCTCTTACCGCAGAGCCTGCATGAACACTCGCAGAGGGGTCTGCCTCGTAAATAGATGCAATCAACTCATTTGTTAAAACTTCATCTGACACTGTGGGCAAACCTAAGTTAGATGCTTCAATGTCTATGGGCAAACCTGGAACTTCCACACTAAAAACAGACTCTCTTTCAACACCATCAATAAAGTTGACTGAGGTCACAACATAATAAAGAGGTTCAGTTCTGGGGAGAATGTTAAAAGCACCTAAAGGGATCGTAGGGGGAGTAGAAGTCAGGTCTGCACTTCTGTTGTGAGAAAAAGAAACCCTTGTCTCTAACTCAGTAGAACTAACATTACTTTCTACCCTTAACCTCTTTACATTCTCTGGAATCTCTAAAGAACCTATTGTGGTTGTTGAGCTATCATTCTGACTAAGGTTAAGTTCAACTATTAAAGGGTCTTCTTCAATAGTATTAACATCTGAAACTACTTGAGAGATCAAGCTTACTTTTTCTTTACTCTCTCCATAAGAGACAACATCTATGGGCAAGGCATTTACTCTAACATAACCCAATTCTCCACCACCAGAAGATGTAGAGGCATATAGATTATAGTAGTTGACATTAGAGTCTGAATGAACCCAAGACACATCAACCTTATCACCCCCTCTTTCTACTCTAATGTCAGTAGGAGAGCTTGGTGATTCAGCTAAGTCATCATTTGCTAAAACAAGAATAAGCTCAAGTCGAGTACTGTTGCCCGAGTTGTCGGAAGCTATGAAAGTAAAAGAGTTAGATCCTTGGCTTATATCTAAACCTTCTGTGGTATTAGGAAATACCCAAGTACCATCTTGATTGATATCTATATCGGCTTCAGCACCTTCAGAGGTAAACTCTATGGACTCATAAGAAGCTTCTATTTTAGAGTATCCATCAATCAGACCATATATCTTAACTTCATCTTCTGTGACAGAGTAGGTTAAGTTTGTCGAAATTGAAACACCATCAGGTCTTGTTATTTTAAAAGAACTCATCTTTATAAGTCTCCATTAAGAGATGTTGAACCAGGAACAGAGAAGATTACATTTACACTAACAGGCTGGCCTGCACCACTTCTAACTACAACATTGCAAAGTAGGGAAGTCTGATCATTGTCAATTTGTGAGACTGTTATAGACTCAACACCCAAAATCTTTTCCTCTGCTGAAAGATCTTGAGACTCTCTTTGAAGCCTCTGAACACTGATTAACTTATTTAAAGAGCTATTCACACTCTCCCTTAAAGACATGGCTGTTCCAGAGTTGACTTTACGACCTATAAGGCTTAAAGCGTTTGACCCATAAAAGCTGTGGTATGGGTTTGAACCTATCTCTGTTAGTATTGACTTAGCAACATTCTGATAAAGTAAGTCAGTACCGCCTAGAATACCCATCTCTCCTTGATCATTCCACCTTATGTCGTTCTCTACTCCTGTGCTGTTGCAGCGTCTACAGAACTCTTTAAGTGTTGTGTAAGAAATGTCTAAAAGACCCTCTGGAGATAGGTCTTTTGAAAAAAGAACGTCATAGCCATTCAGTCTTTTAACTAATGACCAAGGTGGTGTGATTCTTTTACTTTTAACAACTTCTTTTTCTTTAGCATATCCTAAAGATTTAAGTACGCTGCCATATAGAGTAAAATTAAAGCCCACAAGGTTATCTGAAAACTTTAAGCTTTTTCTTTCCAGGCTAACTATAACATCTTTCAGCTTTGGTTTGAGATATGTGGCAAGAGCTTCTGCCTGATATATCTTAGAAGGGATAGTGATTTGGTAGTCATCCCCATTTGAAGTCCTTATACCAAGAACATTCTTACCTTGCCTTATCCTATAGGGAGAGGATTGAGGGGCAACAGTAAAAGCTTCTCTCAAGTTGCCCTCTTTATTAAGAAGAACACCATCTCTTCTTATCTCAAGAAGACCAACACCTCCAATAGGTGATCTGGGAGAAACTAATCTGCCGTTTGTTATCCCAACTCGCTCATACCTAATATGGTGAGGGCAAGCGTGGGCTATGTGTAAATCATAGCTCATAAAAAAAACCTCAATGTTCTGTAAATATTATCTCACAGACATTGAGGTTAATAGAAGATATATAAATCTCCCTAAGCAAAAAAAAGACCCATATCATAAACAATATGAGTCTTTTTTTTATTTGATGTCCTCTGGTTTTAGATTTAAGCGAGGAAACAGTTGCAAAGAGTCTTTGATTTCGGTGTTGGGCTTTAATACAAACCACTTAATAGAAGATTGGAAATCTCTATTGACCACTCCAAGACTATCTAAAAGCTTCTTTGAAGAAGTTGGCAAGAAAGGAGAAGTCCAAATACCAATGACTCTTAAGAGCTCTACAAGAGTGTATAAAACCCTATCTAGGTCTTTATCTTTACCCTCTTTGTAGAGAACCCAAGGTGCTGTGTCGTTCACATAC